CGCACCTTCTTCGAAGGTTGCTACATCGAGCTTTTCAAGCGCAACGATGGAACCCACCGCATCAAGTATGTCAGTCCATCCGGCGACGAGATCACCTTGAACCTCTCTAGCAAGGGTTGGGCTCAAGGATTGCCGTCACAACATTTCGAGGAAATTGCTTACTCGCCTGAGCAGATACCGGACTTCACCGGCGTCGGAAGCGCACTGCCGGAATACTTGGCTCTATGGCGGCTCATGATAAGCATGGACAAGACGATCCACCACGTCTTGCAGCCTCTCGGCGTATCGATGGAAACAATGTATCCGTCTGGTGGCGTTGGCGCCGAAGCTCCTACTACCGCCTAACCAACGCCGCATCACAATCCCCGCTTCGGCGGGTTTTCATTTCTCAATCGACGCCGTGGTCTGGCGGTCCAGCGCCCATTCCATCAGGCGCGAGCCGCCCATGTAGCCCACCACACCCGCAAGAAGGGTCAGTGAACCAACGAGAACAACGATAGCGAACCGGCCCCTAGCCAGTGCCTTGAGCTTTCCAAATTCAATACTGAGTGAATCTTCGTCTCGCATGAGCGCACTTCTCCTTTAATAAAAAAAGATCAGTGATCGCTGCTGCTGCTGCGCATATTGCCTGCTTCTGCCCGCGATGCAAATTTTGGCGGGCGTTTTGAACAGGCTTTTACGGCGGAAAGGCGGCAATTCTGGCGTTTTAAGCCAGCTATCTCCCGATCGAAACTGTCGTTTCAGCTCCGCCGACGCGGTTCAGCACCTGAACGCCCCCGAAGTAGGTCACGCCAGCCATGAAGGCGAATGTAAACGCCAGCACCGCGAGGATCGTGAAACGACCTTTCGCCGTGGCGGTTCGGTTCTTGAAATCAAAGATGAGGGAATTTTCCGGATCAGCCATGCACACAAGTCTCCATTAAAACGAGAACATCGTGCTCTGCTGCCTGCTGCGCATATTGCCGAAACACGTGATTCGACGCAAGAGCAGCTTCCGCTTTTAACTACATGATTGGCCATTTATCCCGCAGTGATTTGGCCATTTCAGGCCGTTTTGGACATACGTAAAAAGCTGTTTTCGCTAGATAAATCTGGTTGTTCCGGCTCCGTTCCAAACTTCCACATATTTACGTTTCTTTGGCGGAAACGTGGCGGCTGATTTGGCCGATCGGCTTACCTAGTGTGGACTATTCGGCGGAACACGCAGCTTCCATCCGGACGTCCAGATCCGAAAAGCCGGCGACTGTCTCCGACGTGTCGTGCACCGGATCTACCGTAAAGGCGCTGGAGTTATACGCCACGCACCCTGCCCCGGCGCCGGAGGCGCTGCACCCGCTCATCAAAAGACCGGCCTCGCAGATCAGCAGCGGCACGATTTGCCGCCTCAACGCGGGAAACTGTCGCTTGCGCATCAGCGCTCTTTTGGGCCTCGCGCCCAGCGCGGTAGAGGAGATACTTTTCAAGCCAAGGTTCTAGCCATGCCAAAACGGTCGCAAGGATCTCGCGCCAGGTCACTTCACGACCGGAGCCGCGGAAACGACCTTGGTGGCCTTCACGCGGAAATACGCTGCCAGAACGTAGCTGACGAGCTGGACGCCGTTCAGGATCTGGTCGATGAGCGCGGATTGCTCGGCCTCGCCGAAGGTGTATCCGTTCTTCTGCAGGATCGTCGCAATCAGGCCAACGAGCGCGGCCCATACCGTTTTGCTTTGGAGAAAGCCCTTAATACCGTCCACTAAAATACCCTTTCATTAGGCTTCCAGTGAATCACGGGCGGAATCGGTCGGCAAATAAAAACAGGGGCGCTCACCACAAACGCCCCTTCCCCAACGGAAATACTCAGCGAAAGAGGAAACGCTAAGCAGAAGAATCCTAAGCCGCTTTCGGCTCATCGACAATCGTAATTGTGAATGCCTTGGCGCCGATCTCTTTCCGCATATGGTTGATCGCTATCGTGCTGTCCGCGACCGCCGAGAGCACCTGCGTTACCGTCATCGCCATGCCGACAAGAATGCAGCCTTCGGTATCCTTCGTCGTGTTTCCGATGTGGATGAGGATGCCCGTCCGGTCGGGAACATCCTTCAGCTCCCAGACCTGCTTCTTCTTGACTGGTGAGTTTAGCTCCCAGCCGTGCGGCGTACAGGCGTATGTTCCGGCAGGAATGCAGCTTATGCCGGTCTTGTTCCCACGCGGGGCCTCTTCAAGAGTGTAAACCGTATATGGGAGGCCGCTAAGCACCCCCATGCAGGCGCCGTTGGCGGTCAGGATGCGACGAAGGGTGAGCGCTCTCATGTGACGTTCCTCACTGCCGTGGAAAGGTGTCCCCATGCATCGAACAGCCAGCTCAACACCGCGCCCACCGTCCCGATCGTCCATACCGCCGCCTTCAGGAAGTACCGGACGTTTCCAAGCTCCGTCTCAACGGCGATCACGCGGTCTTTCACCGCCTTCAGCTCCGCCTTGTTGGTCGTGTCGAGCAGGTTGACCTCAATGTCGCGGCGCTCCATGCGCGTCTTCATCTCATCGAGCTTTTCATGGACGCGATCAAACTTCGCATCCAGAAGGCGCTCAAAGTAAGTGTCCTGCTGCTTCTTGGGGGTCGTCATGCACGGCCGCTATTCGTTGGGCAGGCCGGAGTAGTTGTGCCAGTAAACGCAGTCGCTGGCGTTTTCGAGCTGCACCCACATGCGGTTGGGCCGTTGGCTGCCAGCGCCATTGTTGGCATCGGCCAGCCAGCGGACGGACGGGTTACGGGACCAGGCGTTTGTCGTACCGGAGCCGCTGGTCGGGCGGCCGGAACCACAGACAGCCTGCGCCGTGTTCTCAACGCAGACATTGTGGCCGAGCGACGGGTCGAATAAAGCGTAAAGCGTGCCGGAGACGATGGTAAAGCTCGTCGCCGTGGTTGTGCCGCAGAGGTAGCCGCCGTGGTTGTTAGGCGCGCGGATGGCCTCTTTCTTGATGTCCCAGCGATCAAGGGATTGGGCAGACAGGTTGCCCGCCGCCAGCAGGGCCAGCGCGGTCAGAGCGAGATATGTTTTCATCCCGGTTTCTTTCATTGTTTAAAACACGCAGGTCGTTGCGCTTGCCGTGCCCACCCCAAGTAACGTGCCGAGGTTGAGCGAGGTCGAGACTAGAGCCTGATCGAGACGCCGGAACACGCCACCGGAACGGACGCAGACAACGCCAGAGGCCGTTTTCACGATGTCGCCGATGGTCGGGGTGATACCGGCCTGAGCTGTCGGTATGGTCAGGTTGTTCAACACGGACGCGCTGACCACCAGCAGGCCTTCGTTGGCGGTGCCGGGGTTCGATACGGTCGTGTTGCTGGACGTCATGATATTGCCGACCCCATCCTTATAGACCGTCGAATTAGGAACGGCCGGAGGTGTCGTTGTGATCGACGTCGAGAAGGTCGTGCGGCTCGCGGTGAAGGACGCTCCAGTGGTCGTGAGGTTGGGCACCTCGTAGGTTTGCGCCGCGGCATCACCGCAGACGATTGCCAGCGCCGTGGTGGCAAGGAGCAGGGCTTTTACCATACTGCCGCGCCTCCGCTCGCATTCTGCCACGTGTTCGTCTTGCCATTGCAGTAGTTCGGTATCGAGGAGCTGCTGAGAGCCATGGCACCCGCCGTTGTCGGCGAGACGCAGCTATAGGGGGCTGCGCCGCTCGTTCCGGGGCGAAGCACGACACTGCTGGCACTGATGTTCGGCGCCGTTATGCCGCCGCCGACCTCCAATTGAATACCCGAAAGGGTTGCCGTCCCGATGCCTACGCTGGCGCTCACGCCACCGGCTGCAACAAGCGCCGTACCGGCAGAGTTTTGGATTTGGAACTGGGAGGCGCCTGCCTGTCCCAGCTTAACGGCAGCGCCGTTGGGCGAAATCGGATAGATATAAGCCCGTGGCGCGGTGCCCGTTGCGATAAGAACGCCGGTAGCGGCGCTATTATCTGTTGCCGTGAATGTCGCGGGGGTGGGCGCGAGGCTGTAAGCGCCAACCTGCAGAGCGGTCGCGCTGATGCTCGTTTGGCTCACGCCCGTGGCCGTGATGCCCGACCCCGAAACACCACCAAAGCTACCTGAATTGTTGTACTGGAGTTGCCCGTTCGACCCACCCGGCGTGGTCGGAGAGCTGGAACCGCCTGTCCCGCCCGTCGAGAACGCGTAGTTCGGCGGAATCACCTGCGCGCTCGCGGCGCTGGCGAGGAAGATGAGAGGGAGTATGAAGCGCTTCAACGCAGTTTCTTTCGTTCGTTAAGTTCGACTGCAGGAGGCGTAGACCGTACCGGCCGCTACGCCGCTGATGGAGCCCGACGTCGGGTTGATGGGGCGGATTGAAACCGTGCCATCCGTCAGCACTTGGCCGACAAGGATCAGCCCTTGCAGATCCGAAGAGAAGCTGACCTCGACTTTATCGCCCACCTTGCAGCCGCTCACGGTCAGGGTTGTTGCCGTACCAGCAGTAGCCGCGGCAACGGTCGGAATCGTCCATGTCTTGCTACCGGAGTTGACGACCCGGCCGAGCTGGACGTCCGTGTTGCCGCTCTGCACGAGCGGTTGGGACGTCGCGACGCCCGCCACCATATACTTGCTCTGGTAGAGTCCGATCTGCGGCCGGACGGCACCAGCCAAGCGGAAAAGGTTGGTGGCAAGGGTGGTGGCGCGGTCGTCGATGCTCCGCACCATGCCAATCTGCATATCGATCGGGCTGTCGAGATAGATGTTATCGAAGAAATTGGACGTGACCGGATCGTAGTTCACGCAGTTGTTGTACGCGTCCACTTGCGCGCAACTGAGACCGTTGATGTTGCCGCCGGTGATCCCGCGCGTGCCGTTGTACTCCGAAATCAAATAAGACGAGCGAAGGTTTTTCACACCGTTGATCGTAATGCCGGCCAGCTTGTTGTTGCGGGCGCGGGCAGACACTGTAGCCCCATCCAGATATTCCGCAGCGGTATTGTTGCCGCTGCCGATCAGGACGCCGCCGCCGACCGTCGTACCGGAGACATCGATCGTGTAGCTGCCGCCGACCACGTTCTTGCCGATCCATGCCGCGAACTGGTTGCTTGCGCCGACACAGCCGACCAGGCTCATGTTTACGTGACAGTCAGTGACCCCGTAGGTGTTGTAGCTCGTGTCTTTACTGACAAAGAGGGCGCCGTTGCCCTTGGCACCGTCGATGAGGCCGTCCACGCGGCAGTTTTGGGCACCCGCCAGTTTCACCCCGGCGAAGGTGCCGTTGTAAGCCAGTACACCCGTAATCACGATGTCCGAGCAAACATCACCCTTCGGAACATAGGACACGATGCTGACCTGATCGTCCCCATTGCTGATGCAAAGCGGGTTGCTGATCTGCGCGCGGACGACGGGGCCGGTGAATGACGCGCCGGACAGAATGCCGTTGGAGGAGTGGATGCCGTCCGCCAGACTGCCGATCACGATAGGGCTGATGATGCGGGCGTTCGTGCATTTGACGAGGCAGAGGCCCGCGCCGGGGCTGTTGATGGACACCGGACGGTCCAGAACCACGTTGTCCGCGCCGTTGTACACGCAGATGCTGGGAATATTCGTGCGGGAAATGGCGGGATCGGAGCAGCGCACACGGGCGTTGCTGACGATCACGTTGCTCACGCCGACCCGAAGGAAGCCCGCATTCTTGTTGTTGAAGATCAGCTCGGCGCCGGGCTCGAAATACAGGTTGACAGACTTCAGGATATCGAGCTTGGCAGTGGTACCCGCCAACAGGAACGGGCGAGCCGGGAAATAGAGGGTGTCGCCGTCATTCGCGGCAGCATAGGCCGCAAGGATCTTGGCGAGGTCGTCGGTCGTCCCGTCACCCTTCGCGCCCTTGTCGAGGACGTTGATGCAGTGACCGCTTTCCGAGAACCGGTATCCGAGCGGGATGGCCGTGTCCCCACCGTAAGCAATGACATTGAGGGCGGACGCATCCGCGATAATGGCATCAAGGTTAGCTTGTACCGCGACAGCCGCCTCTTGGGCGGTATTGGCCGTCTGGATCGCCTGATTGGCTGCGGCAATGATTTCCGAGGGATCGAATGCGGGCACGCCCGGCGTCACCGGAGGGCCATCCGGTTGAAGCCGAGGGTCATCGCGCAAGCTCATGTGCCGTCAGCCTAACCCGCTTTCGGAAGCGCGTAAAACAAAACTCATGACACGCGCGCTTTCCGTTCCGCCCAAGCCAGCACCTGCGCGGCGGTCTTGTTCTTCAACACGGTCGGATTGGCCTTCACCGCATCGGCGCCGACGATCCGGAAAGCCGGAGTGTCCGGCTTGGCCTTGGCAAGGCGGGCCGCAACCGGGCCATCGAGGAAATGCGAAAGGTAGATCATGCCGTTTGTGGGCTGAATACCACGCTTGGCAAGCAGCTTGCCGTTCTGGTCAGCGTACTTGGCGACCATGCGGCGGGAAATCGACGGATCATCCCGAAGGGCGAGGATCTCGCGGGCGCTCTTGCCCTCCGCTTCCGGCTCGCCTCTCATGAGCCCCAGCCAAGTGCTCTTGATGAACTGCCCTGCCCCGCGCGCGCTGCTTCGCGGGTTCTGCGCGTCGGCCCGGCCGTTGCTCTCGACCGAGATAATGCGATCGACCACTTTGTCGGAAACAGGCTCAACCCTGATAGGCTGGCGGACAGTCACCGGCTGGGGACTTGGCTTCGGCCCACTATCGTTCGCGGCGCCCGGCATCACAGCAGAAGCAAGACCGCCCGTTGCCGCTGGCGCCGTGAACCCAGCCCCCGCCGCCTTTGGCGCGACAAGTCCGGATAGTGTGCCGAGTGCGTCCTCGGCCTGCCCTCGCGTAATCGCCTGAGACGCATAGCGGGCACCGGTAGCGCCAGCCGTTACCAGCCCGCCCGTCGCGGCGTCACCCGCCAGAGCGGTCGCACCACCCGTGACAAGCGGAATGACGTTGCCTGCCGGGTTCTTCAGGTCAATCCCTGCGCGCCCTGCGAAGCGAAGCCAGCTCTCGACACCGCCCTTCTGCGAAAGGCGCTTGAGTGCTTCCTTTTCGGCATCATTGAAGCCGCGCATGGCCTTCTTGTTGAGCAAGAGCAACCGCACTTGGTTCTTCAGAACGCCGGGCGTGTCGCCATAGCGTTCGACCAGGCTGCGGACTTTGTCGAAGCGGCGGTACTTGCCCCACTCCTGCCTCGCCTGTTTGAGCAAAGGGGCTGCGTCCGCACCGCCAGAGGCAATATTCGACGCACCCAGCCGCTCAATATGAGAATCCAACGTGTCGATCAGGTTGAGCGCCTTCATCGCGTCGGGATTGATCTTGCCAGTCCCGTCCGTTCCCGTGGAAACGACATCGTTCAGCAGTTGCCGGTATTGGTCGGCCTCTTCAAGGCTTAGGGTCTTGCCTTTGAGGGCCTTAAGGTCTTGGAGGACGCTCAGGGTATTGCGGTGGAGGTCCGCATTGGTCTTTCCGCCCTCGCTGACCGCCTTTTCGAGGTCCGCAACCATCGCGTTGACGGTCTTCTTATTAATAACCGCGCCGGCTTCGCGCATTTTCGTGTAGGTCGCTTGGGATTGCGCCTTGAGGCCATCTCCGATTTCCTGCCAAGCTTCCGGGCTCTTCGCGATGGCGCCCTTGGCAACATCTTTTCCGGCCCGCGCCACCGCGCCGACGACCTCAGCACCTTTTTCAAGCGCCGGTGATGCCACAACGCCTGTTCCTAGGCCGATTAGGCCCTGCTCGGCACGGTCTTTCAGATTGCTCTGCTCCGAGGTGGCGCGGGTGAAGCCTTCCGCTGCGCCAGAGACACCAGCAAGAGCCGCGCGGCTAGCACGCGTCGCCGCCCCACCGGGAATTGCCAGTGCCGGAGCAACATCGCCGACGAAATTTCCGACTTCACCCGCCGTCCCGAGGCTCGCGACGTCGCGCTCAATCTTCTTTTTGACCTTGCTCGCCGCCTCACTGACGCCCTTGGCGCCGACGAGATCGGCACCCGCTTGGATCACACCAACGCCGCGTCCCGTCAGGCCGGCGCCAAACCCGATGAACGCCCGAGCAGCCTCGGGAAGATCAGATTGCTTGTCATCGCTCGGGGACGCCTCCTCTAGTTCGAACCCGTCCGGCAATGGTGGCACCGGCTGGCTGTCCAGCTGGAAACCATCGGGAAGGGGCGGGATGTCCATTATTGGGCGCGCACCCATTGACCGTTCTGCAGGATCAACCGTTCGCCCGTCTTCGGATTGCGGGCAGTCACGGGCGCGGAAGCGGCCGGGGATGCTTGCGTCGCGGACTGGCCTTCATAGGCCGTGTAGTCCATTGGCTCGTGGCCGAATTCCGCCCGCAACTGGTCGTTCTGCAGTTTCTTCAGTTCCGCCGAGCGGGCGTTGATACCGCGCAGCTCGGTGAGGCGGTCTTTGACGGCCTCGGTATCGAAGGGCGCGGCAAGGATGGCATCGGCGGCGCGCTGAGCGTCACCTTCCGTCTGCACGCCCTTGGCCAGAAGCAGGCTGTCATTGACCATCTTCTTGAGGTTGGACTGGTAGTTGGCCAGCGAGCGGCTTTGCGGAGTGCTGTGGCCAACATAGTTGGCAGCGGCAGAGACTGTGCGGTTAGCAAGGTCGGTTTTGAGCTGTCCGGAATCAATGTCTGCAAGGATCTTGTCGATGTTCGAGTTGGTTTGGCCGATCGTGCCGATGGCATCCAGCGCTTCCTGCTGCAGTTTTACCGCTGGCGCAGGCAACGGCTTCGGTTGCGGATTGGTCTTCGCATCAGCCTGCGCGCGGTAATTCGCGGCTTGCGCCTTTTCGGTATCGACCTGCGCATCCTTTAGCTCAAGAGTCTTATCAGCCAGCGCATTCTCTTGCCGGGTCGCGTAGCGCGCTTGATAAGCAGCCGGAGCGTAGGCTTTCAGGAGCGTATCAACCGGAACCGCCTCGCCGGACACAAGATTGCCCTGCCCGTCTTTCCCATACGGGATCATCACGTCCACACCGTTCATTTGGGTGAAGCGGGCGCCCTCGACCGGCGCGCCAAGGGTCGTGGACAGACGCTTGGCGCTTTCCGGATTCGAGGCCAGCCAGTTGCGGATACCGCTTTCGTCCCCAGCCGCGAGCTGGTCAATGGACTGAGCAAGCTGCGCGCCGGATACGGTTGCTTCCTGATGCGCGGCCAGCATCTGTTGCACTTCCGCCTGGTGCGTTTCGAGGTTCGCTTTATATTGAAGGAGCTGGTCGAGTTGCGCCTGCTTCTGGTCACGAATGGCCTGCGCTTTTTCAGACTTGCCAGACGCCACCGCGCCGGTCACACCCTTGAGGATGGCCGTGAGCGGCGTGAGCTGCCCCGGTTGGAACGCATCGGAAATCCCCTGCCACCGTTTGGCTGATACGTCTTCGCCGTTCGTGGCTTGTGCCGCCGTTTGGAGGGCACCGGTAGGCAAATTATCGCCGCTGACCAGCTTGGCGAGGGATGCGAGACCGGAAAGCTCCGGCGTGCTGCCGACCGTGGTTGATAGTCCAGCCATTACGCCATCCTCCCTGTATTCCAATAGACTTGATTGCCGAGGCCGGAGCCATAGTTTGCCCATCCGCCAGATGTCCCGGCCTTTGCCGCCGCACTACCGCCTGACGCCATGCTGAACAGACCGCCGCCGGTAAGGGCAAGGCTTGCGCCGCCGGTGAACGGAGCCGCAGCGATACCTGCGATGGTGGCAAGGTTATTGAAACCGGCCTGACTAGCTGCCGCTTTCGCTGCGTTGTTGGCACCGATCGTAGCGGCAACGCTGTTGTTGTAGTTCTGCTGGTTCTGCTGTTGAGAAAGGCCTGAGTTCACAAGGCCAGCCAGTGAGTTAAGTTGGGTACCTTGCTGACCGTTCAGCGCCCCCGAGGCAAGGCTGTAAAGACTGCCTTGGCGGTTCAGCTCCTGCGAACGCGCGTCCTGCTCGATGCCGGACATATCGCGAGCAAGCTGCGCCTTTTGATCCATGACCGTTCCGGCGCGCGCGATGCGGGCTTGGGCTCCGGCCGTGCTATCAGCCTGACCATACCGGGCAAGCAGCTTTTCCTCGGCGTTGCCCGTCGCGACCGCGTTGTCGGTGATCGCCTTCGATTGCGTGGCCTGATAGTCCGTCAGGTACTGTTTCAGCCACGGGATGTCATCGACATTGTAATTGTTGGAGAGCTTGGTGATGTAGTCCAGCGAGCTTTGCTGGATCTGCTTGAAGGTATCCTGAAGCGCTTGGTCTTCAGCGGAGAGAGGCAGCGCGCTCCGAACGATTGTATAGGTACCGTCGGGCTGTTTGACGCGCTCAACCTTCGTTCCAGCAACGTCGTCAATTTGCGTCTCAAACTGAGCTTGTTCGGGGATAGGAGTCAGCGCTGCTTTTGGTTTACTGAGGCTCACTCATCGAGACTTTCCTTATAAGCGAATAATAACTGATGCCGTCACGCTGGCAATACATTTGAAACCCATGCTTGCGCAGGAAGCGTCCGCACACCGGATTGTCGGTGGTGGCAGCTATCTGCGGATAGGACGCAAACGCGAAGCTGGCGATGGCGTTGAATGCCTCATCATCCAGCCAGTGACCGCGTTTTTCCGGTACGATCCACACGTTGCCCCAGCCGCAGTTCTTCCAATCCGGTTGCTCGCGAAGAGCGACAATCCCAATCGGCTTGCCGTCATCAAGGACAAGGACAGCGAACTGGCCGCCGCCCCAAATCTGGCAGAACTCCCGGGCTTCCTCATGCTGAAGCAGGCCCGTGTAGGCCAGCATGTCGAGGGTTGCGGGAATGAGCTTCACTAGAACAGCTCAGCCGTGATGTTGGATGGAGCTGCGCCCTGGTACTGGCCGTAGATCGTGGCCGTGCCTGTTCCGCTGCGGAACTGCACCGAATACGTCACCGAGGTCGTCACGGCCGGGCTATCGACGTACACGGTATGAAATACGCCATTGATGCCGTCGTAAGTGTTCGCCGAGCCGTTTGCGGTCAGGATCGTGCCGAGGTTGCTCCATGTCTGGAGGACCGTCGCGCCCCTAAGCAGCCGCACATCATAGCGCCCGGTGTTACCGCCGCCCGAGGGCTGGTTGTAGAGGGTCTGCGCCACATCGATCTTGACCTTCTGGCCCACGAGCGAGGGCGTGATCGTTACCGCCAGACCGGAGGGCGTCCATGTCGCGGTACTGTCCGACGTTTGCGCCGTGGCGGTGGCGAACGCTATACAGCCGGGACAGGCAATCGAGCTGGCGCTCACCGTGCCGCTGATCGTCGCCGTACCGCTCACGGTAAGGCTGGTGAATGTCGGGCTCAGGTTCTGCGTTACGGAGGTGACGATGCCTGCGGTGTTCACCGTGATCGTCGGCAGCGAATAGGTGCCGGAGACGCCAAGGTTCGGGAAGCTGCTGGTATCGAGCAGCCCGAAGACGGCCGCGCCGGTGCCGTTGGCCTTCATCACCTGCCCGGCCGCCGCGAGCCCGGAGCTGATGGAGGTCGGCGAAATCAAGCCCCAGTAGGTGTTGGCACCGTCATTCAGCAGCGCCTTACCGGTTTGGCCGATGACGCTCGGCGGAACACGCGCTTCGAGGCTGTTCAGGCCCTGAAAGGCCTTGTTGATATCACCGTCCACCTTGGCGGACGAGATCGCAACGCCGTTGGCGCGGTCGATCTGGTACTTGGTGGTGTTCACCGAGTGGTTGGTCGGCGTGTAGGCGCCGGCGGGGCGCTCCCACACGGCCGCATTGGCCGCGCCGGTTGCCAGAATGGCGGCTACAAGCGCGCCGAAAATGCTGGTTTTCATGATCTATCTCCCTATTGGTCTTATTCCGAGCACGTTCACCGGCCCGGTTTTCGTCGCGAAGCTCAGGCGAACGCAGAATGCCTTGTCGGCAAGGAATTTGTCGGTGACGACGGGATTGTTGGTACCCGCATCCCACGTCGCGTCGTCCCAGTGCGCGTCGTCCCACTGCGAACCGCCGCCCACGACCTCGACCTGCGTCGAGACCACGTTCAGCTCCTTGAAGTCGATCATGCGATCGAGCGTGAAGGTGACGTTCGCGGTGTCTTCGAGCAGGATCTCCCACGCCTTGTTGGCCCAGCGCGAGTTGCGGGACAGCCAAGGCGTCCACCACGTCACGACGATCTCGTTTCCGTCGTCGCTGTAGTCCTCGCCGACCAGATCGTCGGTGCCATTCGCATACATGAAGGCTTGCAGGCCGCGCAGGATCATCAGCCGGTGATCGGTCAGGGGCAAGAAGCCCGCGGCATCCCCGAAGTAGCCGTCGAATTTCGACCAGCCCTTCGAGTTCTCGTTCAGCACGTAGACCATCAGGCTCACATCATCGAGCTTATACCCGTAGATTCCGTCGCGCTGGTAATAGAAGCTGCGGGCCTTGCGGTACGCCTCGTCATCAGCGAGCAGCGTGCGGATCTTCTCGGCAAACTCGCTGTCCTGCGTGCTGCCGATGTCGGTTGTGACCTCGATTCCGTCCGTCTGCACCTGCACGGAGAGCGTCCGCAGGCCATACGGGGTTACGATCGCCTCATCGTTCGGCATCGGCTGGCGGAGTTTCTGGTGGACGAGACCGATTTCCAGCGTCTTCACCGGAATGAACCCGCCGATCTCGCCCGGGTCGTAGCCCTGCCACAGGTACGTTTTCTGGCGGCCATAGAAGACCATGGCCCCATTGAAACTGCCGATCGCCAGCAGTTCATCGAAGATGCCTGCTTTGTTCTGTATGTTGATATAGGCGAGTGATTGCGTGGAGGTGTCCGCCCCCTGGTCGAACCACGAGTTCTCGTTATTGGACGTAACCGTGTAAAAAACCTTCATGCTTTCCGACCCGCGATACACCTTCGGACGGGAGACCCCACCGCTCAGCGCCCACAGGATGTCGTTGGCGGTCATGATGAAGGAGAATGGCGGCGGATTGTCGAAATACTCGACCGTCGTCAGGTCTTCGTCGGCGGCCGGGAATGGATTGCCGGACACCATGACGGTCAGCGTGTCACCGACTAGTGACGCCGTGGTAATCGTGGCCTCGACAATGCCGGACGTCGCAAAGGTCAGGCGAACCTTGCGGCCCGTCAGGTAGTCGTTTCGGCCCGGCACCGGCTTGAGGCTGAAGCTGGCATCCGAAACCCACTCCAGATCGCCGGATAACCGATCCTCGACATACTCCCCGAGGTCGGTGCAGGTCGTGCCGTTGTAAGCGAAGTTGACGTCCACACCGTTGAAGAAGATGAGTTTACCGTTGAATTGCGTGGCGCCGACCAGCCCGAGCGAGGAAAGCCCGGACTTGATGACGGCATAGGTGTTCAGGGCCTCGTCATACCGGTACAGGGCATTATCATCCCCGAGGGCAATGACCTCGATCGTTCCGTCCGCCCGGCGATACTCCCATCCGTCTATCAGGTTGACCGTGTGTTCCGGCCCCTTTTTCCCAACCCCGAATCGGAGAGCGCCGGAGCCAGCCTTACGGCGGTTCGGCAGCATGTTGGTTAGGGTTCGTGCGTATTGAGAGGCAGAAAGCAACGTGGAGCTGACTGACGAGTTCGCCAACTGGCGCGGGAACAGCGTCAGCAAGCTCCCGTCGAAAATGCCCGGCCGCGTCGCTACCATTACATGATGGCTTTCACGCGGGTGTTCTTACGGGGCCGCTGGGAGAGGATGAAGAGGCGCAGACTCTCCTTCAGCTCGTCATAGTGATCCTTGGTCAGCTGCAGCTCGGTCCCCACCATCTTGTCGCGCTCGTCATAAGCGATCGTCCACAGCGTCGCCCATTCCAGCACCCCATGGTACGCAGCAGGGATCTTGATGGCCGATTCTAGTGAATCCGCCGTCAGGGCGAGCGGTTGCGGGACGTACCGGAGTTGGAGTGTGGTGGTGTTGAGCGGATAGGTAATCAACCCGTCCATCAGGTAATCGTAGCTGGTTGGCGTGCCGGTTGCTTCAAGGCCGGGATCGCTGGCTTCGATGTCGTCTACCGAAACGTGGTCGAGGACCTTGGTGGCGTTGTTCTTGTCCACCACCGAGAGCACCAGCAGCGACGGGTAGGAATAGGCGCCGATCCCGGCCGTGATCTCCATGTCCTGAAACTTCTGGTACATGTTCGGATAGAGCTGGGCGCAGAAGGCATAGACCTCCGCATAGGCCTTGTTCAGGTAGCGCAGCAAGCGGTCGTCATCATCGGCCGCGCCGGTGTTCCCGACGAGCGCCTGGCTCTTCAGGTTTGCCATAATGGTTTTGACGTCCACGCACTGCGCTTTCCTTGAAATTTCGTGGGGGCTTTACCCGCCCCCGAGGGTTAGGTGTTGTAACCCACCACTTCGACAATCAGCTCTTCGCCGTTAGCAAAGGCGCTATCGGTCACAGAGACCTGGTTGTTGTTCGTGATGGTCACGGCGCCGGACGCGCCGCGACGAACGCCACCGGTCCCGACGATCACAGAATGAAGGATCTTTTGGATTTTCTTCACGTTGTTGAACGTCACGACCTTCGGCGAAGTGGTGCCGGTGATCGAGAACACACCGACATCCGAAGGAGCCATACGAACTGTTCCGTCCGTAAGCTGCAGGTTCTTTTGAGTCATTTTCTGAGTCTTTCATTCAGGGAGGCCAGAGCCTCCCCCGTTGTCCTTAGAAGCCAGCGTTGGCAGCGGTGAACAGGTGGAAGACACCGAAGTCTTCACCACCGCTAACCGTGTTGTCCACGAGCTTCTTCCAGCCTTCGACCTTGGTGTAGGCCCATTCGGCATCGGCGCCGTGGTCGTCGTCAACCACAGTGACCATCATCGAGCCGTTCTGGCTGATGTTGTACTTGGTGGCACCCTTCGGCTTCTTCACCGTGCCCTCGGCGATCGCCACAGCGTTCGCGCCAAGGATCAGGTTGTGGGCCACGTTGATGCCGGAAGCACCTGCGCCGGGGACCATGAGAGTGTCGTTCACGCCGTCGAGCGGAGCGAACTCATAGATCCACAGACCTTCGAACTCGCCCACGAAGTTGGAGCCGGAGATCACGTCGTAGTCCGGGTTGTCCTTGTAGTTGACGTTGGTCTTGAAATCCGGGTCGCTCTTGAGGTCCAGGATGGAGTTCGGGTGGAACAGGCCGATGAACTTCTGTTTCACCTTCTCACCGTTGGTCACGATGTCAGCGGGACGCATGAAGCCGATACCGGACGACTTGGTCTTGATCTTGGTCATCGTCTTGCGGATGAGATCCAAGGTCAGCTTGTCGTCGGTGCTGTCCACGTTCGCAAGTGCGGTCGTGTGGGTGGCATTATAGTTGCCCGCGGCAGAGCCGTATTGGTAGCGGTTCGCGGTGCGGCCGGTCGTCGTGTCGAGCAGCGCGGTCATGATCGCGATGGTGGTACCCATGGCGGCCAGACGGCCAAGCTCTTCCGAGGTGTCGTTCTCGACATCAACGCGGGTGCGCTGTTCGCTCATCGTCACATCGTACTCGCCAAGGGCCTCGCGGATCTTGTCCAGGCTGATGGTGTCGGAAGCGTAGGACAGCTGGCGCCCCGTGCCTTGAACACGCTTCGTACCAACGGTCGGGTTGCTGGCGAGAAGTGCGCGGAACGGAATCGACACGCTGGTGCCTTCGCCGGCCTTCAGGTTATAGCGGAGGAACGCGCCGGAAAGCTTGCTCCCGGGCATGCCGCTGGACAGAAGGTTGAAGAAGGGGTTTGCGGAGGTCATTGCCGCGTAGGCAACGTCACCCCACTTTTTGCGCTCTAAACTAGAGCCTGCAGGAATGGTAGCGGTAGCCACATTCTGATGCTTTCATTGATTATTATCGCGACAAGGCCTTCAGGCGCGCATCACGTGCGGCCAGCGGGTCCAAATCGATGTCGTTTTCTGCCGTCTCTTCCGGCTCGTCTTTGATGGGCGTTTGCTTGCCACCAGCTTTGAGGCTGGCATTCTCCGCTCGCAGCTTCCGCACTTCGGCCATCAGGGCACGCGGGCTCGCACCCGTGGTCTGTGCCTCGCGGTAGTCTTCCAGCGCCGCCTTGCCTTCATCGAGCACCAGGTAAATGGCGTCCTCTGGCGTAACGTTGTTGAAGCGCTCCTGAAGGGCTGCATCACCGCTCATGGCGTAATTGAACGCCCGAGCCAGTTCCTGTTGCTCTTCCGGTGTCCCGTAAACACGGGACAGCGCCTTCTGGACGGTCGGATTGGCATAATCCTCGTCCATGCGCTTGTTGACCTCAGCCATGTGCCCATCTTCGCCCGGCTCCGGCGCTGCCTTGTGGTCAAGGTAGGCATCGAATTGGGTGCGGGTCATGCCACGTTTGGCAGCCGCCTCGTCACGGTCAAGAAGACCATCCGCCTCCAGTTCGAGCAGCGTCTGGCGACCGATGTCGGCCTCCTTCTTCGCCACCGAGTACCGGTCTTGGGTCGTCTTCACCTTCTCGCGAAGGAAATCCGTTTCGGGTTTTGCCTCCGGTTCAGCTTCGCCTTCGGGCTGGGCCTCACCGTCCGCTGCGGGTTGATCCTCCTCGTCACCGGCTTCCGGTTCCTGACCGTCTTCGGGCAGCTCCGTTTCCAGTTCTTCTTCGAGTTGGGTGTCTTGCTTGTCGCTCATCGTTCAACAGCCTTCATTGGATGTTGCCGGGTACACCCCCGGCTGGCATTGCAGGAGGCATCGCGCCGCCCGGAATCTTGATGCCCTGCATCTTCGCAAGTTCGCTCTTGAGCTTTTCGTTCTCGGCGAGCGCTTGCTTGGCTTGGGCAATCTGTTGCTCAAAGCCTTGCTGGGCGTATTTGAAAATTTCGGTATCTTCGGAGAACCCGAGGGCCTTGAGGGCCGGAGGGGGAAGCTGGTCGGGGCGCTGGCCGTTGGCGTACATCTGCGCCAGCCGGTCGCGTTGGTCCTCACTGATGGTGGCAACGTCCGGCGCCTCTTCAAGGAACACATCGAAATCAAGCTGGGTAACATCCGCATCGCGGACCACGTTGCCATCAGGGTCGGTCTTCGGCTTGCCGTCTTCCATGACGGGCTGATTGGCGAACACCTGTTCCGGCTTGCCGTCAGGGCCAAGAACGCTGATGAGGAGCTGATCGGTAAATTTCATCTGCGCCATGATCGCCATCTTGCGACCCGCCGAGCGTTTTGCGGCGCGGAGGTTATCGATCGGCATGGCTTGGGTGACGTCAGAACCGGATTTGCGGAGCTGGATGGCCTTGCCGGAGGTGGCATTGCTCTCCTCGCCTGTGGCTTCGTTGAAGATGCCCATGGCGCGCTCGATGTTGGCAATGAACATCGGCAGGCGCGCGGCATGCGCCTGGTACTCGTCGAGATTCTTCTGGATCAACAACTCTTTGCCAGCGCGTTTTAGAATGATCGCATCCGGCCGCGCCAGCTCTGCGGCTAGGCCGTCAATGTCGTCTACGGCATCAGAATCCGCGATGACCTGACGACACCGCTGCAGCCAGTCCATGCGCGCCATCGTGCGGTTGTACATCTTCTGGTCGGGCTTGGCCGGGCGCACATAGCCATACGGAACGCCGGTGTTCTCCTCCCGCGCAATGACGATTGCCGTCATCGGCAACCAGCCCTCGTAATAGTTCAGCTGGTACGGGTACTCGCCCTCATCAAAGAGAATATCGCCGGAAAAGATGCACTGGCGGACCTGATAGCCGTCGTTCTCGGCAATGTCCTTCTTAGATTTGGCGTTCTTCTCCGCGTCCTTCTTCGACCAGGTGTTAACGTTGCGGCCGCCCTTGGAGAGGTAGCTGTAGAACTTCTTGGGTACGCGATAATAGAAGGTGACGACCATCACGCTGTCGTCGTCGCGGTTGTAGTATCCGGTGTTGCCGTAGGTCATTCGCTGGCCGAACTGACCACGCGGCTTCATGCGCAACGGGCTGTTGCTGTTCTGGACGGCCGCGTCGATCTCGTCAGCCTTCTCCGGCCATTTGAGGCGCAGCCTGTCGCGGGTCGTCCAGCGGATAAACCCCTGCCCGCGACTGTCGGACATATCCATCGTCCGGTCTTCCGGGTCCCAAATCACGTCCAGCGAGTTCAGGATCTCTTCGCGAATGGTGTCATTGACGGGAAGCAGGTGATGCCATGCCAGCCCGGAAATGCGGGCTTTCAACATGGCGTTCGACCATTTGGTAGGGCTCTGGTTATTCTCCTGAAGCCACATGACTAGCTTGGTCAAGATCTGCGCCTGCTTCTCGGCCTCTTCCGAGACAACACGCGGGGTAAACTTGAGGCGGGTGCGGGTCGTGACCTCTTTGCCGGTCACGTTGAGGATGCGGGGCGCAATCTGGTTGGAGATGTACGGCACCAGACCGTCATCATCATAATCTTGCAGTTCTTCAGCGGTGAGCTGGATGCCCTCGAAGATGTCATGCGCCTCCGCACACTCGTCAAAGAAGGCGCCGAACACGCTGGAGCCGATCATGCTCTCAGCGAGGCGCCGGGCGTATTCAAACCGCCCGGCTTCGTTGGTGGCGTCTTTCCAGTCGATGGCGATTACTCGTCTTCGCCTTCGACTTCGGCCTTGCGCTTGGCAATGACCATCTCGCCGGTATCCTTGTTGCCGTAGACCTTATCGCCGACGCGCTCGACGGTCGGGTTGTTGTCGATCTTGTTCAGCGGCACGAGGGTGTAGCCGTCGATCTCGTTCTTCGCCTTGATGTAGAGGGGATCTTTATCCTCCGGGCTATTAGCCGCAGCAGCTTTCGCCGGCTTCGGCGTGGCCGCAGCAGGTTGGGTGGTACGCGTCATGTTGATGATCTTTCCTTGTGTGAGAATCTAACCGCAACTTTTGATTGTCGGCAATAGGTTTATCGCGAGTACGCTCCGCGGTTCCGCCGCGTCCGTGGCGGGAGGGCTAGAGTGTTCATCCGGTGATGATCGATCGCGAATCCACGGAAGGCGGCAGCGCCGTGACTGGTCCAGTCGTGGACGTAACCCCACAAGCCGGTCTTTTCGTTCTTGGCTCGCCGGTGGTTGCGCAAAGCAGCTAACCCAGCTTTGCACTTAACGGCATCGAACCGGCACTTGGGAAGGATGAGGCGGACGTTATTCAGGTCGCGCTCGACGTCTTTCGTCCGTTCGATCGTCTCGACATTTGGGCCGAGATGCCCCTTGAGGAAGTCTTCGTCGCTCTTGCCGGTATGGCTGTTAGTGTTCTTTCCGTCATGCGGCAGGAAGTGCTTACCGTAGGTGTACGGCCGCGCGAGGATCACGTCTTTGGCAACTGTACCTAGCGAGACGTTATTGCCCTCCCAATAGTCGATGCAATCAAATGTGCCGGTGGCGGTGGCCTGGATAAAGAACACCACGCTCGGGTCACCGCTTTCGCTCTTGCTGTGGGTGAGATCCCACCATGTGAAGACAGGCCGGTTAGGGTCATACGGCACATCGCCGATCCGCCCTGCCCGCTCAAGGGCCTCAAACTCCTCTCGCCAATAGGCACCTTCGGCAAAGGTTCGGGGGTGGCCTTCCCATACGTTTTGGTAGCCCACGGGATCGTCCCGCAGCATATCCAGCCGTTCCTGCTCCAGCACAGCCGGAAACCACGGGTTCTCGTCCCAATTGACGCGCCGCACGAGCGCGTTGGTCGGCTGCTTGATGACAAACCGTTGGTAGGTCGGAGCGTCCTCAACGTCCGGGTTGAAGGTGACCCAGATCTCCGAGCCGTCCTTTCGCACCGTAGGCGTCAGGTTCCGCCAGCTTGCCTCAGATACATTTTGGGCTTCCTCGACCCACACGATGTCGGCGCCTTCCAGCGACTTGACCGTGGCACCTTCCTGCTTGCTCAGCCCCTTAAAGATGAACTCCGAGCCGATATCGTTAAAGATGCAGTTGTCTTGGATGGTGAACGGCAGACCAAAGAGTTTGATCTGGTCGGAGAGGAGCTGGTGAACGCTCTCCTGAATGCTGTTTTGAAATTCGCGGGCGCAGACCACCCGTAGCGGCGTATGGTGCGCAAGATTTACGAGCGCCCGTGCCGCAGCCCAGCTTTTCCCGGACCCACGGCCGCCGTAGTAGACCTTATACCGGTGAGGCTCGAAGAGGCCGGAGAACGCCTCCGGTATTTCGATGCTGCTCACTCATCGGAGCTTCCCTTGGGCTTCACCAGCTTCACAATCAGTTCGCCGCGAGTGACCACCGGGTTATCGCCCTGCCCACCAATATTGAGGGCTTGAGACGGCTTGCCTTCGAGGCGGTCGAAAACCCGATCAATGCTGGCAAGATCGCCGTTCTTCGCCATCGACACCAGCTTGGCACAGATATGCTCAAGCTGCGTCACCTCATGCTCGACGCCTTCGTTATCGACAACGGTATCGGCTATGTTGAGGAGGTCGCGCAGTATGGTTTTGATATTGCGGGTACCGGGCTTCTTGCCCTCCGGGTTGCCGGACTTACCCTTGGGGAACGGCGTGCCGGTAGGCATCCCATCCGGACGGCGCTCCGCTGCTTTGCCGCTGCTCTTACTCACACCGGAATCCTGCCGCAGCTTTGTTAAGCTGGCAAGAAATACCAAAAAAGGACTAACTCAGGGATGTAGAGAATCGCAGGAACGTGAATTATATATTCGACTGTAAATTGCTCTCGCAGTCCAATTCCCACATCGAAGGTCGAAAATGCGCCAGAAGCTTCGTTATACTGCCCTTCTCTTGCCGCTGCTTTCCCTGTCTGCATGCTCCTCTGAAGCGTCAGCTGACGATATCGTCGGCAAATACACGTTCGATGAAGGGCATGGCACGATGTCCATGGAGTTCAAAGCAGATGGAACCGCTCCCGTCATCGCAGGCGGTGACGTCCTGAACACGTGGGAATGGAAGAAAACCGCGCCGGGCAAGCTCAGCCTGAAGAGCCCGAAGAGCAAAGATGTCACTTGCGATTACGAGAGCACCGAAAGCTCCCTCACTACCAAGAACTGCTCCGACCCCACGTTGAACCTCGTCTATACCAAGGTACCGAAATAACAACCAAGCTTGAACGCTTGCCAGGCATCGACTTGGCAAGCTCGTTCTATTTGGAGCGGCAGGGCCACGCCTCTTCGAGAGAGCGCGCAAACAGGCTTTCCGAGGATTCCGCCCGTCTGGCGGGGTTCTCCTGCAGGTACTTGCAGAAAACGTCCGCGATCTGGCCTGCGCTGGCGTTGTCAGGCAGGCAGAAGCCGCGCGAGATGAACACGCCGAGGATCGCCTTCGGGGCCACCAGCTCGGCTGGGGTCTTGCCCTCGCGTTCGAACGTGGCTTCGACCGCGCCCTTGTCAGTCTCCCACTTGTCGATCCACCCGGCGATATAGCCGTGGACGAACGTCATGTTGTTCTGCTTGCACTGGCTGTGGACGAAATTGCCGTCCCAAAAGCCCGCATACGCGTTTGAAACCGAAGCGAGCAGCGCAACCGCCGCAAGATATTTCCGCATGGCCAGTCCCCAACCTGATTCAGCCGACCATAGCAAATATCCGCTGGAGAACCAGCGCCCTCCACTTCCCAATCCACCGGGATTCGGGCAGTCATAGGTTGAGCTGGAGTTTGCCATGGCGCCGAGGAAGCCGAAGAAGGATATGGACGGGGACGACGATATGCTTGAGGGAGCCGCACTATCCGCTGGAAAGGCCTTGGAGAAGGCTGGCGTGTGGAAGGCGCTGCTTCTCCCCGCCTCCAAGGTGCTTGGCGATTTCATGGGCAAGCGCACCCAGGAATGGGTGGACGGACTGGACGAGCGGCGCGCCAAGAACGTCGAAGCGCATTATGCGAAGATGAAGACCATCGAGCATATCGAACCGCCGAAGAACGGTCCGACCGAACGGCAGTTCACGGCGCTGGTAGAATGGACAGCTGAGGCGCAGACGGTTGATCCCGAGGCTGAGCCGGAGCTTGCGGCATTGTGGCAGTCCCTGCTCGGTGACATCTACCGCAACGATCCTTACGCAGACGAGCTGGCGAGTATCCTCAAGAACATGACGAGGGCTGATGCGCGGATGTTCCTTAACGGACGTTACCACCGCAAGCCCTTTATTCTCTTTCGCGAGATGGACCGCGACGACATCGGGCCGCCCTATATCGAACGTTTTAAGCAATGGGGGCTCATAAGCCGCAGGATGGCGGTCGAGCGGATCACACTGATCTTGGCCGTCAGTTTTGTGGGCGGTACATCGGGGCTTCTTGCAAGTCGAGCGCCCTACTTCAAAGCCTTGTTATTTCCTTCGGGCGAATCCGCATCCGGGCTGTGGACGTGGTCGCTAGCCGTCACGATAGCCTCTCTCCTCGCCATCTTCATGTCCACCTTCATTATGGACATTGCCCGGATGGAGCTGACCCCGCTAGGCAGGAGGCTTTACTACAGTGGGCGGCGTTACCTTGACGCGCCCACGCCGCCGATAGCTCAGCCTGAGCCGCCCGAACCGGCCAAGCCCGCGCCGAAACGGGGACGGCCCAAGAAAGTCTGACTTCACTCCGCCTTCTTGCCGGACCTTACTGCGCTGACCAACTGAGTGATAAGCGAATAGATCTGCGGGTCGATCTGCGACGGATCAAGCGTCGAGAAGGTCGAGTTGCGGTCGATATTCCAATGCTGGAATGCTTCCTTGACTTCCGAAGGCGTAAGCCTGTCGCCGTAGGCCTTGAGGAAGAATTTGCCGAACTGGATCGCGTGGATGCGGTCGGAGGACTTCAGGGACTCGCTCATGTACGACTTGCCGAGCGAGTAGGCGTATCTAGCGAGCGCCGCCAGAACCCCAACCATTACAATATTCAGGATCAGTAGCGAAATCGGCAGGATATAGCTCGCTTGTGCGACCGTATCGCCAGCCGTGATGACGGTGTGAATGGAGAACGCCGTCAAGCCGAGCACGGACAAAAGGAAAGCCACACCGGCAAAGTACCAGAAAATCGCCCATTTTCGGTGGTGATTTTCATAGGCTTGCTGCTGGGCAATTGCATCGGTTACGAAGTCTGAGACGTCCTGTTTGACTTCTTCCAGGCGCTCAGTCTTTTGGCGTTTCTCCCTCTCGAAGAACTCAATACTGGTCAGTGCGTGTTGCACTGCCATATCTACGCGATCGGCTCGAATAAAGCGAAGTCCCCGCATATCTGGTGCGAGGACAGTGTCGCTTGTACCGATCAGGATCGGTAATATGAGCATGGCTTCTTTGCCGTAACGCCCCATAACATACCCAAGCTCGGAGATAAGGGGCGTGCCTTGAGGTGTGTTCGATGAAAAGAGCGGAATATAGACCTCCGCGTCGCGCATTGGTCCTTTGAAATCGCTTACCATCTGAGCAGTTGGACGCGGCCATACATTGTCATAGGCGACAACGTGGCCGTACTCGGCGAGCGATTTAGCCAACTCATCGGCGATCATTCTATCGACTTTATCGAAGCTCAGATAAATTCTCGCCACAAGATCCCCCAGCGCGTTCTACCGGACCTTGTAGCGAGTCGATTACTAAAACAACTGCCGTTATGGGGCGACCGCAGCTATTTCGTTCTGGATGTCGATCACCTTCATGCTGACGGCGCCGATGGTCAGGCCGACGAGGAAGGCGACCGTGATGGCGTCGAATTT